CTTCCTGTGCGGTGGCTTCGCCCTCGGCTGGGGGCTGCGATTCCGCACCGGCCTCGGCGGGCGGCGCGGCCGCGGCCTTTGCGCCGGCCTTCGGGGGCGGCGGCACCGCATAGACCTCGATGACGTTGCCGATGCTGTAGCCGTCGGGGCAGACCGCGGCGAAGCGCTCCGCGCCCGGTGTCTTCTTGTCGAAGGTGCCTTGCCAGCCGGGCGGCAGCTTTGGGCCGCTGGCGCGCCGGTCCCATTCCGCGACGCGCAGCTTCTTCGTCCGGGTGGCGTGCGCGTTGAGCGCGGCGAGCTGCGCCACCAGGAAGCCGTCGATGTCCCGCGTGGTGAAGCGGTCCTTGTCGTCGGGCTGGGCGAACAGGTCTTCGTCCCAGGCAATGTCGATGATCTTGGTGTCAAAGATCGCGCGCGACTGCGGGATGCGCTTCACCTGGCAGCCGGCCGCCACGCGATACCAGTCCGGCTGACCGTCGCCGGCGTTCCGGCCGTACCAGGCTTCCTTGCGGCTCAGTGCCTGCGCCTGCACGTCCGGCGGCGCGCTGGCGATCTGGTGCAGCTCGTCTTCCTCCGGCATGTCGTGCGCTTCGATCGCGGCGATGATGTCGGGGTGCAGGCGGCCCAGCTTGTCGAGCTGCTTTGCCACGCGCATGGGCAGGCCCAGCGCCATCGCGGCGCCGGTCAGGTTCCAGCCCTTGTCCTGCAGCGCCACCACGGCGCGCCACTGGTCGACCGGCGCCAGCGCCTCCCGCTGCGTGTTGGCGGCGACGCCGGCGGCGAGGGTGACGCGTTCGTCGCTGTCGATCTCGATCGCGCGCACGCTCTCGATGCAGGCCTTGCGCGCGGCGGCGACGCGGCGGTGACCGTCGACGACCTGGTGCTGCTGCGTCTCCTCGTTCCAGCGCACCAGAATGGGCTGCAGCATGCCCATGGCGCTGATGCTCTCGGCCAGGCAAGCATCAGCGAGTTCCGACGCGCGGGTGCGGCGCTGCTGGAACGGGCCCGCGGTGTCGATCGCGTCCATCGGCAGGGTGAGGATGCCGGTGATGTTGGTGGGGGCGTTCATGGCGTCATTCCCCATCGGCTGCCGGCAGCGATTCCAGCGCATCGAGGACGCTGGCGAGTAGCTGTTCCTCCGGGTGGTCGCCCTGGTCGTTGCAGCCCGCTTCGTCGATGCGTTCCTTCAGCGCGTCCTCGGCCTGTTCGAGGAGGCTGCGCGCCACCTGCACCAGGCGGAATGGGTCGTGTTCGATGGTGTGTAGGACCATGGAGCCCTGCGGATCCACGACGGCGACGATGACGGTGTCGCCCTCGCGGGCCGTCGCCAGTGTGGCGGTTGCTCCGGCGGTGATCTCGGGCGTGCTCATGCGGCATTGCCTTTCCGGCTCGCGAGCTTCCACTCGGCTTGCCAGTTGCTGAGGGTGGAGAGGGGCAGACCTGTGTCGGCGTGCACGTCGCGCACGGACTGGCCGGCGTCGAAGGCTTGGAAGGCATCGGCCTTGTCGTCGGGCACGGCGGGCAGCGACGCGCCACGAAACTGGCTGTTGCCGCGAGGCGGGGGGGCGCGCGGCGGCGCCGGCTGTTCGGGTTGGAGCGCAGGTTCCGGCGCATGGTCGGTGACATCGTCCTCGCCGGCGGCGGGCGCGCTCGCGTCGGCGGGCGGTGCGCCGTCTGTTTCGGCCGCCGTCGCGGTGGCGGCGGTGCTGTCCTGGTCGGCCCACAGCTCGGTGCGAAGGCGGAGGCCCAGGCGGTGCGCCACGCTGTAAAGCGTGCCGTCATTGGTGATCTGGGCGTCGCCTAGGGCGTTGACCTGGGATCGGATGTCCGCGGCGCGCACGCCGCGGTGCGGCCAAAGCTCGCGCAGCTTCGCTTCCTGCTCGGCCGTCAGGGTGATGCGGGCGGGGCGGCCCTTGGGCGGGTCAACGGGGGGGGCATGGCGCGCCTTGGGTGAGGGGTGCCCCGCCGCCGCCTGGGCCGGCGGAGGGGCTTCCGGCGCGGGCGCGCCGGCTGCTGCGGAGGTTGCACCCGGCGTAAGGGCGCCGGTTCCAGGCTCCGCAGGCAGGTCGATGGTGGGCGGTGCGGGCGTCCCCGCTTCGGAGACCTGACACCGCGCGGCCACCGTCGTGGCGCTTGGGGCCTCATGCTCCGCGGGCGCCGCCGCGCCCTTCTCTGCCGGCGCCATGTGCGCTGGGTCGAACAGCGCTTCCAGCACATTCAGGCCGTCGATGAAGAAGGCGGCGGCCTCGCCGTCGTTCTCGCGTTCGGCGCCGAGCTTGCGAAGCTCGCCCAGCGCGGCGTGAAGCGCCGCCGGGGTGATGGTGATGGTCATGGCTGCACCAGCCCGCGCCGCACCATGCGCGCTTCGTGCAGGCTGACGATCACGGCGCCGTCCAGTTCCGCCAGTGACGGGTGGCGCTGCGGCGCTTCGTGCGGCAGCACCATCGCGGCGCGCGGCCGTGCGGCCTGCGATTGTTCGAGCGCCTGCACCGCCAGGCGCAGTTCCTCAAGGTGCTGCAGCGCCGCCACCAGCTGCGCGCAGATGTCGGCATTGCCTGGACGGTGGGCGAGCTTCGCGTGCGCCAGCGCCAGCACGGTCAGCGGGGCGTCCATCTCGGCGGCGATGCTCATAGGCGCACCCATGCGATGATGTGGATGACGGCCAGGATCAGCAGCCCCCACAGCAGCAACGACAGCAGGATGGCGAGGCCGATGCCGTTGCCGTGCAGTTCGTCGGGCGCCAGGCGGCGCGGCAGCGGCGGGCGCGCGCGGTCGGCGGCGGAACGGGGGTTGCCGGGGATCATGGCAGGAACCCCAGGCGCGTCGCGATGCGCTGGTGCAGCGGGCGCGTGTCGCTGAACAGCCAGCGCCCGCGCCCCCAGCGCAGGTACACCCAGCCGAGCTTCGTGCGGCTGACGCGCGGGACGATGGCGAAGGGGCGGCGGGTCATGTTCGCGCCCTCCGGTCGGCCGTCATCGCGTCGATCGGCGTGGCGGGCAGGCGGGGCGGGTGGGGGAAGTGCGGCGTGGCGTCGCGCAGGATGGACGCGAGGCCGGACATGCCCGCGGCCTCGGGGTCGCCGCCGGGGAACAGGGTGCGGCGTTCCTTCGCGCCGGCGTCCAGCGCATCGGCCACGATCAACAGCACGGTCGCCGTCAGGTCGGGCGAGGCGAGCAGCGATTCACCGAAGCCGGCGTAGCCATCGGGCAGGTTGGACAGCGCGGCCTGCAGCTGCGCGATGGTGGGGGGTGGGATGAAATCGTGGGCCATGTCAGCGGGCCTGCGCGGCGGCGATGGCGGTGCGGATCGCCGGCAGCGTCTCGTGCGCGCTGTCGGGAGTGCCGGGGTCGGGCAGCCGGATGAAGCCGAGCTCGACGCCGTTCACGATGAACTGCTCCGCGCGGAGCAGCGCGGCGAGCATCGTGGGCGCCGCCGCGATGAGGCGGGCGTTGGCCGCGTTGACCGGTCGATCATCGTCCGACCAAGCATCGCGGGTGCGCCCCACGCTTCGGCCGTCCGTCTGTAGGATCAGGAACCCGCCACGCTCGTTTGGGGACAGCCTCCACGGCCCCGGCGTGTGCGCCGCCGGCGCGCCACGGCCATCGATCGGGTTGTCGGTCGGGTAGCCCATCTGCGCCTCCGTCGGGTGACGGGGCAGAGTATCGCCAGACAATCTGGCAATTGCAAACACTATTTACCAGAATATCTGGCAAGCAAGTCTGCGTGCGTCCTCGCGGATGCCAGGGATGCAGTCGGTGGCCAAAGCCAGAGGCCCCCGCTCCCTTCGGAGCTAGGAATGTTCGGCCGAATTCATCCCCACAATCCACAGGGCTGGCAGGAAGATTGTCGTAGAGCCGCGCATGCCTGTTCGCATATCGTTCTCACACAGTCGGGAGAATGCAATGCGCGAAAGATGGCCTGAAAGGGTGCCCGTTACTGGGGGTCAGCCAGTTCCAGCACCGCCGCCGACGCCGTCTCAGGGTCCATCCCGAGCGTCCGGGCGGTCAGGCGGATCGCCGCCCGCGTGTTGATGTGATCTGTCACACCTCGGTAGATCCAGTCGAGTGTCAGCCCCCACGGCGCTGTCGCGTGGCACAGCGCGATCATGGCTTCCTCTGCAGGCATCTCGGCTGCGGTCAGCCCGATCCAGTTGGACCAGGCCGAGCGGCTCGATCCCACCAGCGCGGCCATCTGCTCCTGGTTGTGCCCGAGTTCCGCTTGCACAGCGCGTAGGCGCTTCGCGACAGCAATCTTGAGGTCGGATGGAGGGCCGCGCTTTGCCATGACCAGGAGCCTGCCAGACACCCTGGCGGCATGCCCGCCGGATGGTCTGGCGAGATTCCGCTTGCTGAATGCCAGACAATCTGGCAACGCTAGGGCATGGACGCCTCGCAGATCATCCGAGCCTTGGGCGGCGCGACGAAGATTTCGGGTCATATTCCGGCCTCGCGCAGCGCTATCAGCAACTGGCCGAAGCACGGCATTCCCGCGCGATTCTGGCCAGCGCTCGCGCGCCTTGCTGGCAGCAAGGATGAGACGAAGCACATCACGCTAGAGGTCATCGAGGCAGCGAAGCCGGGCCAAGCAGCGCAGGCAGAGGTCGCCGCGTGATGCTACCCGCGCTCCGCCGCTCGCGTTGCGCCGTTCGGGCAGCGCACAGTCAGGGTGTAGAGGCGCCGCTGTGTGCCGAGCGGCGTCTGTCCGAACTGCGTCACTCGCCTGTCCTCGATGCTCGTCTGGCCGCACTGGCCGCCAAGCATTGCCGCGACGACCTCTTCTTGCGTCTCGAGCCTTTCGAGCACCGGCGTCCAGTCGTGCGCCGACAGGTGCACCACGAACAGGCCTGGATCTGTCGCATGCGGGGCGGCGCGCAGTTCTCCCGCGGCCATCATGCTGTTGATCGCGTGTGGGCTGCTCACGCCGCACCCCGCCAGCGCCACCAGCGCGGCCAGCGCCGCCATCCGTCTCAGCATCCGGTCCTCCGTTCCATCGCGGCGATCCTGCCTCAGCGTCATACCGTGGGGAAAGCGCCATGCGCGTGCTGATCGGACGGGCGATCCGTTGGTTTCTTGACGGCGCGAAGCCGCAGTTCAGGCACGACGGGCAGATGCTGCGCACCAAAGTCGTGTTCGAAAGCCGCGCTGAGGTCGATGCGGCTCTGCGCGCGCTCACCGACACACCCTGGCAGTGCCCGTGCTGCCTGAAGCTGCGTGTCGAGGTCGCGGAGCTGTCCAGCGCGGTGCAGCGGATCAGCTTGCCGGAGGCGCTGGTGGGCGAGGGCCGCGTTGACTGGATACTTCCTCTATCCGCGCGCGAACCCCGTCCATGAACCGCTCTCCCTCGGTCAGGATGTGGCCGCGCACCAACTCCATGTCGTCGGTGCTCGCGCCGGTTGGCATGGTCGACCGGTCGAGCATTCGCATCATCTGCTGGCGCATGGCCTCCACCGCTGCCAAAGGCGATGGGTCGGCCATCAATCGCTGTGCCCAGACCTGGTTGAGCAAGAAGCTGTGCAGCGTCAGCAGCGCATACAGCCGCGCGTCGTCCGGTGTCATCGAGTCCTCCATGGGGTGTGTGGCAACACCCATGGTGCCGAAGCCCGGGCGGGGGCGCCACGCTTCCGTCCGGGCGGAGGCGGCCTGACATGCGCGGCCGCTCCCTGCGCTGGTGGCTGCTCGAAGGCCTCGACCGCTTCCTCTGGCGCGTCTGGCCGTTCCGCGCCATCCGCGGCGCGCTGCTGCGGCACAAACTCGATCGCTTCGCGCCAGCGGTCGCGCGGATGAACGCCTGGATCGATGTCAATGTCGCGGCTCGGAAGGGCCGGGACCAATGACGCCGGCCGGCCCGTCGATCATCAGGTCGGCCAGCGCCATGTCGCAGGCCTCGGCCATCGCCAGGTCGAAGCGCGTGCTGTGCGCGGCATGGTCGTCCCGCATCGCCACCAGGTCGGCGCGCAGGGCCATCATCGCAGCCGGCGGGATGTGCCGCGACACCAGCCTCAGCAGCGGCTGCATCAGCATCGCGCGCGCCACTGTGATCTCGTCGAGCTTGTCGCTCATCTGCGTCTTCCCTCCGCCTGCCCGGGTTGGGGGTTCCCGGCGGCGCAGGGTGGGCGCCGGGCGGGGCGCCCTGCAAGGCTGCCCCGCCCGTGTCGTCCTGCCGTCGATCGGCTCCTCCTCCATCGCGTTGATCTCCGCTCGCACCGGCATCAACAGCATGGAGGGGCCCCGCGATGGCGGGCATTTCACCCGCTGCGGCGGGCGCGCGCATGGGTGAACCACTCGCCCTCGGCGTCGTCACCGGCCGCGTGCGGGCCGAGCTGCTGCGCGAACGCGCCGGCGGGGAACCGCTGAAGCGCGCGTTCCACACGGTCGCGCGCAGGCTGGGGCTGTCGGCCCGCCGCGTGCGCGCCTTCCACCACGGCGAGGTTCCCGCGGAGGACGTGACGGCGGCCGAACTTCTCGCCGCCGACGCCGCGTTCCGCGCGGACCTGGCGGCGCTGGTGGCGAAACTCGAATCCGTCAGGGGGCTGATCGGTGGTGATGCGATGGATGGCCCGCTGGGCGGACTGGCGGGCGCGGGCATGGCTCGCGCGGGGACACCGCGCGGCGGCGAGGGCGGCGGCGTGGGCGACGCGCGCGACGCGGTGGCGGCGATGATCGTGGGAGAACGCGCATGAACACCTGGACATCGGAACACGACGCGCAGCTGCGCGCGCTGTGGGGCGAAGCGCACAGCTGCAATGAGATCGCGCGCCGCATGGGCATGACGAAGAATGCCGTGATCGGCCGCGCGCATCGGCTGAAGCTGCCCTCGCGGCCGTCGCCGATCAACGGGGATGGTCGGGCCTGGACGGCGGCCGAGGAAGACGACCTGCGCCAGCTGCGCGCGGCCGGGTGGCAGGTGCAGGACATCGCGCGCCGGCTCGGTCGGAACTTCCAGACGGTGCGCAACCGGCTGCAGCAGCTCGGCATCCGCGTGCCGGCGCCGGCGCAGCGGAACGACGGCGTGCGCACGCTGGTGGCGTGCGGCGCGGCCGTTGTGGCCCGTGCACAGCAGAACAGCATCGGCGCGGCCGAGGGTTTCCGCACCCGCGGCGCCGAGGGCGGCGGGCGTCTTTCCGGGGCGTTTGGCCCCGCCGCCCACAGCGTCCCGGCCAGTGTGGCCGGCGATCCCGGCCCGGGGGGATCCCCGGGTGGCGCACCGCGCCGTCTCCCCTGCGGTGCGTCCGAGGCTTTGCCTTCCTCAACCCTGACCTTGCCGCCGGCGCTGTCGCAGGCGCCGGCGGTCCTTTGGTCGAAGGCATGCCGCTTCCCGCTGTGGGGGGATCGTGACCGGCCGGACCATCGCTTCTGCGATGCGCCGACGGCGCTTGGGTCCTACTGCGCCGAACATGCGGCGCGGTGCTACGTGCCGGCGCATCAGCGCACGCTGGGCACGATGGGGCGCACCGTGGGCTGGGGTGGGCGGTGATGCGCGGCATGAAGCGCAGGATGGTCGCTGCGATGATCCGCGAAGGAAGCGGGGCATGACTGCTGCGCCAGCGCTGTCCTGGCACGCCTTCGGGGCCCACCAGCGCGCGTGGTGCGGCCCGCATGGCGATGGTGTCGTCATCGTGCATCGTCGGCAGGAAGGCTGGAGCTTCCGCCTGGACATGCTGCCAGGCGACCCCGAACCGCTGGTGGTGGGGGACATCTACCTTTCGCCCGAGGGCGCCCGCGCGGCTGCCGAACGGCAGGCCGATACCTGGCCGGCCCTGATCGAGGGCGCACGACGGGTATGATCATGGCCAGCGATCCAGTTGCGGCTGCCGGGGCGTCGCCCCGATCAGGCAAGGCCAGCGGGAGCAAGCGTCCAGACGCTCTGGCCCCGGCAGTCGCAGCCACGCCGGTCGAGATCGGCGCCGATGCCTTCGCCGAGGGCTGGCGCATCGGCCGCGCCGCGGCGCGCTTCGTCCTTGCCGTGGTCGAAGCGGAGGCAACCAAGCCCGCCGCGCGCGATGTCATTGCCGATGCGCGCTGGCGCATCGATGCGCTGCCGCAGCCCGACCGCGCCATCGCGCTGCCGCGCGCCGATCGGCTGGAAGCCGCCATCCGCGCCGCGCTGGCGCTCAGCGCCGCCGAGCTGACGCCCGAGGCCGCGACCGTGCTGGAAGGCGCGCTGAAATGACGCGCCCCGCCGGACAATCCGCGCGCATCCCGGAAACGTTGATCGAAGAGATCCGGCGCGCGCTGCCGATCGAATCCGTGGTCGCGCGCAGCGTGCCGCTGAAGCGCCGCGGCGCGTGGCATACCGGGCTGTGTCCCTTCCACCAGGAAAAGTCGCCGTCCTTCTCGGTGCACCCCGCGCGGCGCACCTTCCATTGCTTCGGCTGCGGCGCGCATGGCGACGTGGTGGCCTTCGTCATGCGCCACGATGGCTGCACCTTCCCCGAGGCCGTCGCGCGCTGCGCCGCCGAATGCGGCCTGTCGGCCGACCTCGACACCGCCCGCGCCGCGGCGCCCTGGGCGCGCAAGCCGCGCACCGCTGCCTCCCCGGATCTCGAGCGCCAGCGCGATGCCGAACAGCGCAGCCGCGCCGCCTGGGGCATGTGGGACCGTGCGCAACCGCCGGGCGACGCGGTGCGCGCCTATCTGGCCGGGCGCCACCTGGCGCTGCCTGAATCCGCCCTGGTGGTGCTGCGCGAAGCCCGGCTGAAGCACCCGGACACCGGCGATGCGCTGCACCCCGTCATGTTGGCCCGCGTTGATGGGCCCGATGGCACTTTCCGCGCCGTGCACCGCACCTTCCTGCAGCGCCGGGACGATGGCGGCGTAGGCAAGCTGGCGGGCGTGGAGAATGCGAAGCTGACGCTCGGGCCGTTGCCAGGCGGCGCGGTGCGGCTGTTCCCGGCCGCGCCGCACCTGGCGCTGGCCGAGGGGCTGGAAACCGCACTGGCGGTGCATGCGCTGACGGGCCTGCCGGTCTGGGCGTGTATCTCGGCCGAGATCCTGGCTTCCGTGCAGCTGCCCTTCGATGTGGGCCGCGTCACCATCTTCGCGGACCGCGACAAGCCCCGCCCGCCGCGCCACCCCGAGGGCCATGGCGTGGCGGCCGCGCGCGTATTGGCCGAGCGGCTGCGCGCCATGGCCGTGCAGGTCGACCTGCGCGTGCCGAACGCCCCGCTGAAGGACTATGCCGATGTGCTGGTGGCGAGGGTCGCGGCATGAGCGGGGCCAAGGTGGTGCGCCTGCACGGGGATGATGGCGGGGAGGGCTTCGACCAGTCCCTGCCTTCCGATGCCCCGGATGGGAAGGGGGGCAAGCGCCGTGGCGGTGGTGGCGGCGAAAGCCCCGCCGATGGCGGCGGCGAACGCTTCGGCGCCGTGGTGCCGCTGGGCGTGCGCACCAGGCGCGGGTCCACCTGCTACGTGTTCCTGGATGCCGCGGGCCTCGAAACCACGCTCTCGGCGAAGGACATGCACAGCGCGCCGATCATCGAGGGCCTGTTCGGCGGGCGAATTGCGCACCGATTCCTGTGCGAGCGCTGGCCGCATTTCATCCCGCAGCGCGACGACAAGGGCCGGCCCGTTCGCGACGATGATGGCAAGCCGGTGATGATCCCGGCGGGATGGTCGGCGCGGGAATGCGGCGCGGACCTGATCTCGGCCTGCACGCGCATCGGTGCGGCCGACGATGCCGAGCTGCGGCGCGACGGCGTCTGGTCGGACGACAAGGGCGGCTTGGTCGTGCATTGCGGCCAGCGGATCTTCGCCGAGGACCGGGAGCATCGCCCCGGCCTGCGGCAGGGCAAGGCGATCTACATCGCCGCGCCGCGTCGCGAACCGCCGGCGGAGGAACCCGCCAGCGCTGCGGAATGCCTTCGCCTTGAGGATGACTTCCGGCTCTGGACCTACGCACCAGCGATCGGGCCCTTCGCGCCGCAGCTGCTGATGGGCATGGTCGCCTGCGGCATCCTTTCGGCCGCCCTGGACTGGCGGCCGCACATGGCCACATGGGGCCCGGCCGGGGCGGGCAAGACCACGCTGGTGAACTTCGTGGCCCGCTGCTGTGGGCTTGAGGAAGCATCGGACGATGTGTCCGAGCCCGGCATCCGCCGCCTGTTCAACGCCCGGTCGGGCCTGATCCCGCTGGACGAAAACGAGGCCGCGGTCGCGCAGACAACGCAGGTGCTGAACCTCATGCGCGGCGCCAGTTCGGGCAAGGGCGCCATGGTGGTGCGCACCTCGCAGGATTCGGGCGTGGATGTGTTCCGCGTGGCGGGCAGCTTCTTCCTGGCGGCGATCAACCCGCCGCACCTGTCGCTCGCCGATTCCTCGCGCATCACGCTGATCCTGCTGCGCCGGGGCACGACATCCGAGGGGCGCAAGGCGCAGCTGGATGACGCGATGCTGCGCGCGCGGGCGGCCTATCCGCGTCTGCTGACGCGCCTGGTGCTGGGCTTCGATCGATACCGGCAGAACCTGGCCGTGCTGCGTGCGGCCGCGATCCGCGCCCATGCCACGGCGCGCAGCGCCGACCAGATCGCCGCGTTGCTCGCCGGCTGGCAGACCTTGACGCAGGATGAGCCGGTCGAGGCTGGGGATGCCGATCGCCTGGTCGAGCCGCTGGGCAGCTTCACGACCTCGGCCGAGGATGCCGAGGAAGAGGATGCCGGGCGCCAGGCGCTGCGGCACCTGCTCGGGTCCGTGGTGCAGGTGGACCGCGAGCGCCTCACGGTCGCCCAGGCGGTCGCCGACGGAGTGGCGGCCATCCGAGCCTGGGCGCAGGGCAAGGGCAAGGACGGGGATTACGAGCGCGAGCTCGATGCGAAGCGATGGGCCAAGCGGCTCGGGTCGATTGGGCTGCGGTACCATGAGGCCCCGCGCCCCGGGATGCTCGTTGCGAACGGGGCGCCGGTCATTGATGCGGCCTTTGCCGGCACCCCGTGGGCGAACAAGGCCTGGCAACGGCCGCTGCGCGAACTGCCTGATGCGATGGAGCCTCGAGGACCGGTGAAGTTCCGCGGCAATGCGGCCGCGCGCTGCGTGCACCTGCCCCTGACGCTGCTGCTGGGGGAGGGCGATGACGACGGCTGATCCTGTTCCCGTTCCCGCGTTTGTTCCCTGTCGTGTTCCGTCCAAGCCCTTGATAAGGCCGGAAGGTTACGCGGTAACACGTGCGCGCACGCGTATAGGGCAATCGGCGGTCCCCCGTCGCATTCTCCCTATAGAGAGGGTCGACATTCTTGTTACCTTGTTTCCTTTCAATCAATTCAATTGGTTAGAGGGAACAGAGAAGGGAACAACGGCGGGAACGGGAACAGGACGGTGAGCAAGCGACCGGACCGCCGCATCGTGCTCGATGAACTGCCGCGCCCCTTCGTCACCACGGAGGGCATGGCGGCGCCATACCGCCCTGTCACCGACGCGCCGCCCCCTGCGCCGACGCGCCGTCCCCTGCGGCGCAACGCGCTGGTGTGGCTGCTGTCCGAGGGCATCCTGCACCGCCACCAGGTGCAGGCCGGCCAGGAGATCGAGCGCATCTTCGCCGTGATCACGGCGGGCACTGGCGCCAGCCTGACCGCTCGCTACGGGCGAATCACCTTCGACCGGGCCGCGTCGAGCGACGACCTGCCCCCTGGGCTGCGCACCGCCTATGTCGACCGCTATGCGCCATGGCGCAGCTGGGCGGGGCGCATTGCCGTGACGCCGGCGAAGTCGCTGGCCGACCTCACCATCCTGGTCTGTGTCGACGATCGAGGGCCGCGCCAGGTGGCGGAGGCCATGCGCATGGACCATCGCACGGTGAAGCGGCGGCTGCAGGACAGCCTGCACTGGTACGCTCGCCATGCCGGGTGGGTCGAAGAAAGAAACGCTTGACCCTCGCCCCGTTTCGAAAGCAAATAACTCTAGTGCTGCGAATCGCGCCCGGTCGGAACCCTCCGCCGGGCGCTTTGCGTTGAGGGGTGCTGGGATGGGCAAGCTGCGCGCGTTGCCCGCACGCCTCACGACTGCGCCGCCCCGTATCGCGGCGGCACCTGTGACCGCCAGCTCAGGCTTCGTTCGTCGAGACGGGCGCAGCAGCACCGCAAGGGGATATGGCGCGGACTGGCGCCGAGTCCGCCTGGCGGTGCTGGCAAGCGAACCGCTGTGCCGCATCTGCGAGGCCGTAGGCCGCGTGACGGCCGCAACCGAAGTCGACCACATCGAACCGTTCCAGGGCATCGAGGATCCGCTACGCCTGGCCGTGGCGAACCTTCGCCCGCTGTGCCGGCCATGCCACCTCGCGCGCACTGCCCGCCAGGCGACTGGCGGTGGCCAAGGCGTTCAGGGAGGGGGTGCCTCAATCTCTGGGCAATCGACTGGCCGGGACCGCGTCCCCCCGCACGCGGAGGTTTTTTCCGGGGGCGAGTGATCCGCCGGAGAGGAAGAAATGGAACGCAGGCCGCCAGGGCGACCAGCGCACCAGCCGACTGACGCGACGCGTGCGCAGGTCGAGGGCCTGGTGCGCGAGGGGAAGACGCTGAAGGAGATCGCGCAGGCGATCGGTCTGTCGATCCCCACGCTGCGCGCCCACTACTCGATCGAGCTGAAGGCTGAGCGGCCTCAGATAAGTTTTCCCTTCGCCGGTTCTGAGGAAGCGAAGCGGAAGGGGTCGAGCCGCGCCGGTCGGCCGGAGCATGTGCCCACGGAAGAGACCCGCGAGCGCGTCGAGATCCTGATCGCCGGCGGCATGCAGCAATGGCAGATCGCCGCCGCCCTCGGAATTAGCGAGCCGGTGCTGCGGGACCGCTACGCGGCCGAGCTCGACGCCGGCCGGTCGAAGAAGACGGCGCAGGTGATCGAGGCGCAGTTCAAGGCCGCGGTCGAAGGCGGCAACGTCGCTGCGCAGAAGGCGTGGCTGTCGCGCCCCTCCGCGCTCGAGGATGCGCCGCCGCCGCCAAAGGACGAGCCCCTGGGCAAGAAGCAGGCGGCGCAGCTCGCGGCGCTGACGGTGCACCAGGGCACCGAGTGGGAAAACCTTCTGCCGAACTGAGGAAGCCGCATGGCCTGGTCGCTCGCCGTGCCGGACTGGGAAGAAAGGCTCCGCCAGGGCCGATCCCTGGTGCCGCAGCTGCCGCTCGACCAGGCGCAGGCGGAGCGGGCCGTGGCCGTGTTCAACAAGCTCCGCTTGGCGGACGTGGAGGGCAACCCGACCCTGGCCGCGGCCGCCGGCGATTGGTTCCGGGACATCATCCGGGCCCTGTTCGGATCCTATGACCGCGCCACCGGCATCAGGCACATCCGCGAGCTGTTCTGCCTGGTGCCGAAGAAGAACTCGAAGACCACCTATGGCGGGCTGATGATGCTGCCCGCGCTGCTGCTGAACCTGCGGCCGCGGGCGAAGTTCATCTGCACCGGCCCGACGCAGGACATCACCGACCTGTCGTTCTCGCAGGTGAAGGGCGCGATCGAGCTTGACCCGGTACTCTCGGCCAAGCTGCACATCCGGGAGCACCTGAAGAAGATCCAGCACCGCCAGACCGGCGCCGAGCTCGAGATCATGACCTTCGACCCCAGCGTGCTCACCGGCCAGAAGCCGGCCGGCATCCTGATCGACGAGCTGCACGTCGTGGCGAAGATGGCGAAGGCGGCCAGCGCTCTCCGTCAGCTGCGCGGCGGCATGATGGCGACGCCGGAGGCTTTCATGGCCTTCATCACCACGCAGAGCGAGGAAGCGCCCGCGGGCGTGTTCCGCACCGAGCTGCGCCGGGCCCGCGCCATCCGCGACGGCCGCATGGAAGGCGACATGCTGCCGGTGCTCTACGAGTTCCCGGAGGCGATGCAGCGGGACAAGTCGGCTTGGACCGACCCGAAGAACTGGCCGATGGTCACGCCCAACCTCGGCCGATCCATCACGATCGACCGCCTGGTGCAGGGCTTCCAGACCGCGAAGGATCTGAGCGACGACGAGGTCCGGGTCTGGGCGTCGCAGCACCTCAATGTCGAGGTCGGCGTCGCGCTGATGACCGACGCCCTGCCTGGCGCCGAGTTCTGGGAGCGCCAGGCCGAGCCGGTGCTCACGCTGGAATCGCTGCTCGATCGCTGCGAAGTGGTGTGCGTCGGCGTCGACGGCGGCGGCCTGGATGACCTGCTGGGCCTCGCGGTGTTGGGGCGCGAGAAGGGGACGCGCAACTGGCTGCTGTGGCTGCGGGCCTGGGCGCATCCGATCGTCCTGCAGCGCCGGAAGGAAGAAGCGCCGCGGCTGCAGGACTTCGCCGCCGATGGCGACCTGCGCATTGTCGCCAGCGTCGGCGACGACGTCGACGACGTGGTCGAGACCATCGCGCAGATCGACGCCGCCGGGCTGCTGTCTGCCGTGGGCCTCGACCCGGCCGGGGTCGGCGCCATCGTCGACGCGCTGGCCGAAAAGGGTATCGAGGGCGACCGGGTGGTGGGCATCTCGCAGGGCTGGCGCCTGAATGGTGCAATCAAGACGTTCGGGCGGAAGCTCGCGGACGGCACGCTGCTGCACGCCGGCCAGCCGATCGGCGCCTGGTGCGTCGGCAACGCGAAGGCGGAGCCGAAGGGCAACGCCCTGACGATCACGAAGCAGACCAGCGGCAGCGCGAAGATCGACCCGCTGATGGCGGCGTTCAACGCGGTGGATCTGATGAGCCGCAACCCGGCAGCGGCGAACGGCGGCTCCTACCTCGCAACCTCGGACCTGGCGATCCTTGCATGAGCCTGATCACTCGCCTCCGAGACGGCCTGGCGTCGCTGTCGCGGCGATCGTCTCCGATCACGCCGCGGCCCTTCGACGAAGTGATCGCGCGGCTTGATGATGCCTACGGTCAGTCCATCGCGGGCATGCCCGTGACGGCCACGACGGCGCTGCAGGTGGCAACGGTGCTGGCCTGCGTGAAGGTGATCGCGGATGGCTGCGCGACGCCGCCGCTGCATGTGTTCCGGGAGGGTGGTGACAAGCGCCGCGAGCTGGCGCGGAACATCCCCGAGTACCGGCTGCTGAACCGCCGGCCGAACGACTGGCAGACCAGCCTCGAATTCCGGCGCACGATGACGCTGCACGCGGCGCTCACCGGCAATGCGCTGGCGGTGAAGGTGAAGGCGGGCAACCGGGTGCGGGAACTGATCCCCGTGCCGCCCGGCCAGTACACGATCGAGCGCACCGAGCGATACGAGGTCGTGTTCCGCGTGCATGACCAGTTCGGCTTCGTCGGCACGTTCCGGCACGACGAGGTGTTCCACCTGCCGAATCTGTCGTGGGACTTCTGGCGCGGTATCAACGCGGTGCGCCTGGCGGCCTCGGCCATCGGGCTGTCCATGGCGGCCGAGACGACGCAGGCCAAGCTGCACGAGAATGGCGGTAGGCCGAGCGGCATCCTGACCACGGATGCCAAGCTCACGCCTGATGTCGTGGCGCGCCTGAAGGAGATGTGGGGCGCCTTCAGCCGGGCCAACCGCAACGGGGTCGCCGTGCTCGACGGTGGGCTCAAGTTCATGTCGATGGCGATGACAGGCGTCGACGCCCAGCACGTCGAGACGCGGCGCCTGCAGGTGGAGGAAATCTGCCGCGCGTTCGGTGTCTTCCCGCTGATGGTGGGGCATTCCGACAAGACTAGCACCTTCGCCAGCTCGGAGGCCTTCTTCGCTGCGCATGTGAAGCACACGCTGGCCCCCTGGCATGCGCTCTGGACGCAGCGGCTCGACGAATTCGTGCTCGACGGGGCGGGCCCGCTCTGGGTCGAGTTCGACACGCGCTACCTGCTGGCCGGATCCATGAAGGACCGCGCGGTGTGGGCGCGGACGATGGCGGAGCTCGGCATCTACACGCGCAACGAGCTGCGCGACGAGGAAGGCCGCGATCCGCTGCCCGGCCTCGACGAGCCGCTGACGCCGATGAACATGGGTGGATCGCCCGCGAATGGCGGTGACGATGAGGATGAGGATGAGGACGCCGCGCCGACGCAAGGCGCGCAGAAGGCGCGCGGCGGTGGTGCCGAGCGCCGGATGCTGGCGGCGCTGGCTAGCCTCGAGCGGCGCGTCGCGGATCTCGCCGCGCGCCAGGCGCCAGCGACTGTGGTGGAGCTGCGCACGGCCGAGATCGACGCGGCGTTCAGCCGCATCGCGGACGCGCACTTGGGGCACATCAAGGCGGTGGGCGATGCGATGCCGATCACGGTGAACCTGCCGGATCAGCCGGCGCCGGTGGTTCATGTCCAGGTGGAAGCGCCAGCGGTCCGCGTGGATGTGCAGCCGGCGGAGGTCACGGTCGTGGACAACCACCCGACGCGAGCGGTGCAGACGGTCGAGAGGCAAGGTGAGGACATCGTGCGCACCGTGACCACCTACGAGCGCGGCGCATGAGCGACAGCTTCGCCTATACCCCCGGCGCAGGCGGCGAGCTCGGGGCGGCAGACCGCATTGGCGGGCTGCTGTTCCAGCGCGTGAAGATGACGTTCGGGCCGGACGGGACCGCGCTGGATGTATCGGCGGCTGACCCGCTGCCGGTGGCGCTGTCGACCGCGCAGGCAGCCGACCTGGCCGTGCTGGCGGACGCAACCGCGATTGAAGACGATCCGTCGCCAGGCAATGAGCGCGGCATCGTCATGCTGGCCGTGCGGCGTGACAGCGACACCTCGACAGCCGCCGACGGCGACTACACCGTCCTTAAGATGGATGAGGCCGGGCGGCTCAAGGTGGCCGCGCAGCCTGCGCTTTCTCCCCTCAGCACCGGTGCCATCACTGCCAACGCGCAGACGGTAGCGGTCAATGTCTCGCGCCAGTCGAATATCATGGTGCACATGGTTGCGGCGTCCCTGGTGGGGCACAACGCGACCTTCGAAGGGTCGATCGACAGCACGAACGGCACGGATGGCGCGTGGTTCGCGATTCAGGCTGTGCGGTCGAATGCAAACACGATTGAGACTGCCACGGGCGTGCTGGCGGCAACACCGGCCTATGGCTGGGAACTGAGCGTCAACGGCCTGTCGTGGTTTCGCGTGCGGGCAACCGCGCACACCAGCGGCACCGCGACATGGAAGGTGCAGCCGGCGCCCTACGCGACCGAGCCGATCCCCGCGGCGCAGATCAGCGGCACGCAGCCGGTGAACCTGACCACCAGCTCGAACCTGGTGGGCGATATGGCGTTGCAGGTGCGCGGCAATGCCATCGGCGCCGGCACGCCTGTCGTCATCAACTGCCCGGCGACGCCCATCGCGCAATCGATCAAGGCCAGTTCGGGGCGAATTTCGCTGTTGAAAATTCGAAACGTGAGCGCCGCCACGCGCTTCGTGAAGTTCTTCAATCTGGCCACCGCCGTGACGATGGGCACAACCCCTGCCAGCTGGGAGTATCCGATCCCGGCCGGCGGAGAAATGTCGATCGAAAGCCCTGTTGGCCTGGGCTTCACGAACGGCATTCAGGTCGCCATCACGGCGGGCGCCGGGCTGACCAACGCTGCCGTCGTCACGGCGGGCGACTGCATCGGGTTCGCTGTCTTCGCCTGAGGCATCGCCATGACCCTGCTGATGATGTTCGCCACGGCGGGGAAGTCGGCCGATGAACCGCCGCCGCCGAGCAACGGGCCTTCTGGCGGTGCGTCCTGGCTGCGCGGCCGGCGCGCGCCATTCGCTGATGAAGTGCTCGACCTTCGCCCCCGGCCGCCGCGCCGGCGAGACCGATCCGAGATCCTGCTGCTGAAGCCGTGAGGGCCGTGATGCAGACCAAACCGACCACCGACCGGGCGCCTGTCGCCCCGCCGCAGAAGGCTGCCGCCATGCTTCCGATCCGTCGCGCGCCTCTCCCGGCCACGACCGCCACCCGCGCGCCCGAGACGAAGGACGCGGCGCGCCGCTGCGAGCGCCGCGCCTACGGCCTGACCGTGCGCGCGGCCGATGACGGCACCGTGGAGGGCTACGGGTCGGTGTTCGGCATGAAGGACGTCTACGACGACGTGATCCAGCCGGGCGCCTTCGCGGCATCCCTGGCCGGGCACCGGGCGGACGGGACGATGCCGGCCATGCTGTGGCAGCACGATCCGTCCGAGCCGATTGGCGTGTGGACCGACATGGCGGAGGACGAAAAGGGCCTGCGCGTGAAGGGCCGCCTGGTGCTGGAAAGCGAGCGCGGCCGCGCGGCGCATGCGCTGCTGAAGGCCGGCGCGTTGAACGGGCTGTCGATCGGCTTCATGGCGAAGGAATGGTCCTACGATCGCGACAGCGAAGTGCGGACCCTGACCGGCATCGATCTGTGGGAAGTGTCCATGGTGACCTTCCCGGCGCAGCGCCAGGCGCGCGTCACCAGCGTGAAGTCCGCCGACGTGGCGGGCCTCAACACCATTCGTCAGGCCGAGAAGGCCCTGCGGGACGCAGGGTTCTCGGCGGACGCGGCCGGCGCCTACGTGGCGCAGGTCAAGCGCATCGTGTTGGCCGAGCGGGACGCTCGGGACGCGGCGGCGCGAGCAACGGATGCCGCCGATCGGCTGCTCCGCTCTCTCTCCACCTGATCCCACGAGGAACCCTTCATGCAGATCAACCGCGATTTCGCGGCCTACCGCCAGCGCCTGCTGGCCGAGGGCGCGCGCCTGGAAACCCGCGACGGCCCCGACCTGGGCAAGATCGCCACCACGCTGGATGCGATCGGCCGCACCTTCGAGGAATACAAGGCGGCGAACGATGCCCGTCTGAAGGAGATCGACAAGCGCGGCGCGGCGGACCCGCTGCTGACCGAGAAGCTCGGCCGCATGGACGGCGCGCTCGACGAGCTGGCCGAGATCAAGAAGCGCCTCGAGGCCGCCGAGACGCGCGCGGCCCGCCCGGGCGGCGCGGGCAACGTCGAGGGCGCCGGTGCCGAGACCCAGGAGCAGCGCAACTACCGCAAGCTGTTCCTGCGCTGGGCACGCAACCCGTCCGACCCGCAGCGCCAGATGGAACTGCGCGGCGCGCAGAAGGTGCTCGAGGCCAAGGCCGGCAGCCTGGACGGCGACGACTTCGAGACGCGCGCCGTGCAGACCGTGACCTCGACCGGCTCCGCGGGCGGCTTTGCGCTGCCCGAGGTCATCGAGCGTCAGATCGCGCGCCTGTCGGTGGACATCTCGCCCATCCGCCAGATCGCGACCGTGCGCACGGTGGGCAGCCCCGACTACAAGGAGCTGTTCGACGTCAACGGCGCGGCGTTCGAGTGGCTGGCGGAAGCCGCGACGCGCAACCAGACCAACACGCCGGACCTGGCCGAGGTCGCGCCGACCTTCGGCATGGCGTCGGCCCGGCCGCGCGCGTCCGAGGAATCGCTCGACGACCTGTTCTTCGACGTCGAGAGCTGGCTGACGATGTCGGCTGCCGAGGCGATCGCGCAGGGCGAGGGCGTGGCCTTCATCAGCGGCAACGGCACCGCGCGCCCGACCGGCTTCCTGACCGGCACGCCGGTGGCGACGGGCGACGGCGCGCGCGCCTTCGGCGTGCTGCAGTTCATCGCCTCGGGCCAGGCGGCGGCGCTGCCGACCAGCGCGGATGTGTTCTACGACATCATCTATGCGCTGCGCGCCCGCTACCGCGCGAATGCGCGCTGGGTCACCAGCAAGCTCGTGCTGGCGGCGCTGCGCAAGTACAAGGACACCACCAACCAGTACCTCTGGCAGCCTTCGCTGGTGCTGGGCCAGGCCGAGAACTTCATGGGCTACCCGATCACCGAGGCCGAGGACATGCCGGCGGTGGCGGCGAACGCGTTCCCGCTGGCGTTCGGTGACTTCCGCGAGGGCTACCTGATCGCGGATCGCGTGGGCATGCGCATGACCCGCGACGACATCACGCTGCCAGGCTTCGTGCAGTTCTACATCCGCAAGCGGGTCGGCGGTCGCATCCGCAACTCGCAGGCGATCAAGCTGCTGCGCTGCCAGGTGTGACCACTGGCGCGGCGGGGGGGATTGACGCCCCCCGCCGGCCGCAACGGAGATCGAGACATGGCGAAGACGAATGCCGCGGCCGAGGCAGCGGAAGGCGAACCCGTGACCAAGCCGGTGGCGGGTGCCGAAGGCGCGGACACGGTCGCGGCGGATCCTGCGCCGGAGGCCGGTGCGCAGGGTGCGGACACGATCGATGCGAATCCGGCACCGGAGGTCGCGCCCGAACTGCTGCCGCCCGCAGTGGTGGTGACGGAGTTCTTTGGTGTGCCGGATGGCCTGGTCTATCCGCGCATCTTCGGGCCAGGCGACGTCGTGCTGGGCGACCTGGGCGACGTCGCGCTGCGCGAGGGCTGGGCCGAGCGCCCGGCCGGCTGACGCATGACCTCCCTCGTCGCGCTCCCCTACGCAGCCCTTCACGCGCACGACCGCGCGACGCCGGGCTGGTGCTTCGATGCTGCGGGGGCGCTGGTGCAGGTGGGGGCGAACCTGCCACGGGTGGATTATGACCCGGGGACGCTGGCGGCGCAGGGGGTGTTGTTCGAGGGCGCGGCCACGAACCTGTCCGGCAACCCGCGCTTTGAAGGGGCTGTCGCCGGCATCCCTGGCACTCAGCCGACGGGCAATACCTGGCTGAACAGCGGCGCTGGTCTGACCCGCGAGATCGTCGGCGTCGGCGTGGAAGACGGCTGGCCGCACATCGATGTGAGGTGGTCGGGCACCCCGAGCTCGAGCACCACCCGCACCCACAGCTTTGTCACGAACACCGCAGTCGCCGCGCTTCCGGGGCAAAGCTGGACATCGCGCGTGCCGACTCGCCTGGTGGGGGGCAGTGTCACCAATGTCTCGGTGTCGCATGCGATCAACGGGCTCGACGGTGGCGGAACGCAGCTCGATACGGTCAGCAATGTCATCACGGGCGCGGTCGGCGTCGCGGCGCTGCGCAGCGCGGTGCATGACGCGACGGTTGCGCTCACGAACCCCTCCACGGCCTTCGTGCGGCATCGCATCATCATCGGCTTCACGCTGGGCCAGGCCGCCGACATCACGCTGCGCATGGCAGCACCGCAGCTTTGGCAGTCCGCGGTGCCATTCTCCCCCACGCTGCCGCCCGTCGCCACGCTCGGCCCGTCCACCCGCGCCGCCGACCGCATCACCCGCACGCTGAACCATCGCTTCCAGCGTTCCGCCTTCACGCTGCTCGCCCGCGGCCTCTTCGCGCAGGCCTCCCCGGCCGGCATGACGCGCGGCGTGCTGCAGATCGACGACGGCACGAACGCCAACCGCATCCGGGTCGAGAACACGCCCGGCGGGTCCGCGCTGCAGATCGTTGCCACCATTGGCGGCGCCGACGTCGCCACCCTGCCGCTGGGCAACATGACCCCCGGCACGCCCTTCTCCGTAGCCTTCGCCGCGCAGGACGGCGACCTGGCCGCGGTGCGCAACGGCGGCACGGTGCAGACCGCCGCTGTCGCTGTCCCGCCCGGCCTCGCCTTCATGCGCGTCGGCGCGACCGGCTTCGACCACGCGAACCCGATGAACGGCTGGTACCGCGCGCACCGGCTGCTGCGCGGGCGCGTCGACAACGCATCCCTCATCACCCTGGCGGCCTGACGATGAACCTCTCGCTGGTCACTCCCGCCGCGGCCCTGCCGGTGTCGCTGGCCGAGGCGCTGTCGCACATCCGCGGCGGGGATGCGGAACAGGCGCTGGTGTCCATCTACCTGGCCGCCGCGGTGCAGGCGGTGGAAGACGCGACCGGCCGCGCGCTCATCACCGAGACCTGGCGCCTGTCCCTGCCGGCCTTCCCGTGCGGCGACATCATCCTGCCCCGCGCGCCGCTGCTGGCGGTGACCGAGATCCGCTACTGGTCGGACGCCCCCACCCCAGCCGACACGCTGCTGGCCGCCAGCGGCTACCAGGTGGTGGCGCCCGCCGGCCCGACCGCGCCGGAAGGCCGTGTGCTGCTGGCGCCGTTGCAGGACTGGCCCGCCACGCAGGCCGATCGCGCCGACGCGGTGCGAATCACCTTCACCGCCGGCTACGGCGCGACCGCGGCCAGCGTGCCCGCCCCGCTGCGCGCCGCCGTGCTGCTGCTGACCGGCGACCTGTACGAGAACCGCGAGGCCGGCGGCGCGAAGGCCCTGGCCGAGAACCCCGCAGTGCAGCGGCTGCTCTCGCCCTATCGCATCTGGGCGGTGTGACATGGCGGCCGGATCTCTGCGCCACCTGCTGACGCTCGAACAGCGCACGCAGGCGGCCGATGGGTCGGTGGGCATCACCACCACCTACGCGCCGGTCGCGCAGGTCTGGGGCGACGTGCAGGCCACGCGCGGCGCGGTGTACCTGGCGACGGTGCAGGTGGGCGAGGGCCCGACGCATCGCATCGTCATCCGCTACCGGGAGCGCACCACCTTCGACCATGTGTCGGAGCTGGTGCTCGACCCGGGCGACACCGCGACCGAGGCCTTCGACTACACGGCCACCACCTTCCTGGCGGCGACCGAACGCCGCTGGCGTGTGCGCGATGTGCGCGACCCGGACGGTCGGCGGAAGTGGCTGGAAATCATGGCCGAGGAACTGCAGCCGGAGGGCGGGGCATGAGCCTGGACATCCGCATCACGCAGGGGCGCTCGTCGTTCCTCGACCTTGCCATCCAGGGCGCGCGGCTGGATCAGGACGTGCGGAAGGCGGTGCGGGAGATGGCGGCGTCGTACCGCGCCCGGGTGGTGGCGGAACTGCGCGCGCCGAAGTCCGGCACGAAGTACGGCGCGCGCACGGGGCGGGCGTTCTACCGTAAGCAGCGCCGCACGGCGCAGGTATTCGGCGGGCGCACGGCCACCTACACGGCGAACGTGCGGGTCAACGGCCGGACCCGCGCCTACACCGCCTCCGCGCCCGGCCAGGCGCCGGCGGTGTTCACGGGCACGCTGGCGCGCGCCGTGCGGTCGAAGATCCCGGCGCGGGGCAAGGGATGGTCCGCCCGCGTGTTCGCCGACCGCGGCACGGCCTTCTACCGCCACATGCTGGAATTCGGCACGAAGCAGCGGCAGACGAAACGCCCCCGCCGGAACGTCGGCGCCGTGGCGCCGCGGCCCATCTGGTCGAAGTTCCAGGCCGAGATCGAAAAGGCGCTGCCGGCCGCCGTGCTCGCCGCCCTCGACCGCTTCCAGCGGGGTGGGTGATGCGCCCTTCGCTCATCATCCCGCGTATCCGCGCACAGTGCCCCATCTTCGTGAACCGGGTGGCGGGCAGTGCCACCTACCGCCAGGCGGCGCTGCAGGATGACTTTCCGGTGCCGCATGCCTTCGTGCTGCCCCTCGGGGACAATGCCGATGGCGAGGTCATGCTGAGCAATCTCGACCAGGAACTCACCACCCGCTTCGCCGTGGTGGTCTGCGTGTCGAACCTCAGCGACGAACGCGGGCAGGAAGCCGCCGAGGCGATCTACGCCGCCCGCGCGCAGCTGCTCGCCGCACTGGTCGGGTGGGTGCCGGCCGTGGGCTTCGGCGCCGTGCTCTACCAGGGCATGCCGGACGACCCGGACATCAGCCGTGCCCGCGCCTGGGCGCAGTTCGACTTCGCGGCGCTCGACTACACCGCCAACGCCGCCTGACGCGGCCCCTTCCACCATCGACAGGAGACACCCGCCATGCCCGTTGGCGCACAGGGGAGCGTGTTCAAGCTCCGCACCCGGCAGGAGACGACCGAAGGCACCGCCGCCGCCGGCAACTACGACCAGGTGCCGTGCATGTCCTTCAGCCTCACGCCGCAGCAGGGCATGGAACAGGACGCGGTCCTGTCGTCCAGCGCGCGGCGCGCGAAGGCCGATCCGATCTATGGCCTGGTGAGGGTGCAGGGCGAGGCGCGCGTGCCTCTCGACACCGTGCACATCGGCCGATGGCTGAAGCTGCTGCTCGGCGCGCCTGTCACGACAGGTGCGGTGGACTTCACGCACGTCTTCAAGGATGGCGGCGCATCCCTGCCGACCAACAGCTTCGAGAAGGCGTTCCCCGACATCACGCGCTTCGAAATGGCGGTCGGCGCGCGCGTCAACACCATGGCCGTGCAGATCGGCACCGATGGCGCGGCCGAAGCGACAATGGGCCTCATGGCGCTGGCGGAGACCACTGCTGCCGTGACCGCCGCCGGCACGCCCGTGGTCACCGCCTATGAGCGGTTCCAGCGGGTGAACGGCGCCGTCGCGCGCGGCGGGTCGGCGCTGGCGGCGGTGACGGGCGGCGACTTCACCATCACCAACGACATGGAGATGGTCGCCGCGGTGCGGAACGACTTCCGCATGGAGGGGATCGACTTCGGCCTGTCGGGCGCGACGGGCACCGTCACGCTGCGCTTCCTGGATCACACCCTGCGCACGGCCGCACTGGCCCGGACGCCGGCCGACATGCGCTACACGCTCACGATCAGCGCCACGCGCGAGATCGAATTCCGGTTCCCGCGTGCCTTCCTGGCGGCGCAGGGCAACCCGATCGAAGGCCCGCGCGGCATCTCGCAGACCTTCCGCTTCGCCGCGGCGGATGACGCCGCCCTGGCCTGCGCGGTGCAGGTGACCCTCAAGAACCAGGTGACGACGTACTGACATGCCCATGACCCTGACCAAGCCGGCCCCGCGCTGGCTCGAGCTCCCCTACGGCGTGCGCGTCGAGGTCGAGCCCCTCACCACGGCCCGCGCCACTGCGGCGCGGAACGAGGCACTGCGCCGCGCCGGCGCCCTGACCGCCGAGGCCGAGGCCGCCGCGAAGGCCGGGCAGGAATTCAGCCCTGCGTCCTTCAGTGGCGCGAACGTCTCCGCCATCGCCGGCATCACCATGGAATACGAGATCGAGGCGCTGGCCCGCTTCGGCATCCGCCGCTGGGAAGGCGTGAACGGCCCGGACGGCAACCCGCTGCCCGTGACGCCGGAGGCCTGCGAGGCCCTGGCGCAGCACCCCGAGCTGGGCGTCGCGTTCTGGGCTGCCTACCGCCGGCCGCTGGATGACCTGGCCGACGAGGGAAACGTCTCCGCGCCCTCTGCCAGTTCCGATGGGGCGGCGGGCGCGACCACTGCGCCGGATGCGACGGACGCCCCCGCGACCGAGGCGGCAACCCCGCCGGAAGCTGCGGAGAATGCCCCGCCGTCCTGAACCTGCCGGTCACCGATGACGGGGCGGCGTGCCTCGCTGCGGTTGAGGCCGCGGTCGGTGGTGGCGGGATGGCAGGGGTCAGCGTGGATCTCGGCGGCGCGCTGGCGCTGGCCGCGGCGCACGGGGTTCCGGCGGATGTAGCGGCGGAGCTGGTGCCCGCCGCGTCGCTTGGCGTGACGCTGGGCATTTCGGATCGGCAGGGGCGCGAGACATGAGCGGCAACAGGGCCATCACGCTCACGCTCAGCGTGCGCGATGCCGATTCGGTCAAGCGGTCGCTGGAAGGCATCGGCCCGGCGGGCGAACAGGCGCTGCAGCGCCTCGAGGCCGCGGCGCAGCGGGCGCAGGGGCGGGCGGGCGCCGGCGGTGGCGGCGGCGGCATGGCCGGCCTGGGCCAGACCATCGGCCAGGCCGGCTTCCAGCTGCAGGACTTCGCGGTGCAGGTGCAGGGCGGCACCTCTGCCCTCACGGCCCTGTCGCAACAGGGCTCGCAGTTCCTGGGGATCTTCGGCGCCGGCGGCGCGATCGCGGGTGCGGTGCTGGCGGCCGGGCTGCTGGCGACGCAGTTCCTGACGGGCGGCGATGCGGCGAAGGCGCTGAACGATGCGCTGAAGGCGCAGGCGGACCTCTATGAGCGGCTGAACGACGCGGCGCAGCGGCGCGGCGAAGGGCAGGCCGACGAGCTGCAGCGCGTGCTGCGGCTGCGCGACTACTATGCCAGCCTGACCGAGGAACAGCGCCGCGGCGTGGAGGTGCAGCAGCGCCTGGCCGACACCGCGGCGCAGGTGCAGGCCACGCGCACACTGGACGGCGCGACCAGCCGGGTCCGCGGGCTGCTGTCGGTCGGGCAGAACGACGAATTCGGGCTGGCGCGCACGCCCGAGGGCCTGCGCGCGGTCGAGGCGGCATATCAGGGCATCGATGTCGCCAGTGGGAACGCCTCGGCGCAGTTGCAGCGCTACATCGGCGCGCTGGATGAGGCGATTGCGCGCAACCCGCGGCACGCCTCCACGCTGACCGAGGCGCGCGACGCGGCCGCGGCGCTGGCCGACGTCATGGCCCGGGTCGACGCCGCGGCACGCGCCGCCGGGCGTGGCATTGACGAAGCAGGCTTGGCTGCGCTGCGCCTGGCGCAGCAGAACGCGGCGTCGAGCGTGGGCGTAGGGCTCAACGCGCAGCTGATGCAGGCGCAGCAGGTGGCGCAGCGCTATGCCCGCGGTGACGTAGCCGGGGCGCGTGCGCTGACCCGACAGGCCGAGATTGACCAGCGCGCCGAGACGCTGGCCGAGCAGGCCCGGCAGGAAGCGCGCCGGGCCTTCCCGGAAGGCACCGACCGCACGACCATCGACGCGGCTGTGAATGCCCGCCGGGACGAAATCGACCGCACCGCGCGCAGCCTGGCCGAGACCGAGCGCCGGAACCGGGATGCCGAGGCGGCGGCGCGCGAGGCTGAGGCGAATGCGCGGCGCGGGGGGCGGGCCGGTGAAGCCGCCGCACGGCGCGAAGCGCGAGAGGCCGCCCGCCTTGCCGAGCGCGACCTTGCCTCCGAGGAGCGCGGGAACGCCGCCGCGGTTCGTGAGCTCGAGCAGGCGCTGCGCGCGGTCGAGACGCCGCTCGAGCGGCACTTCCGCCAGATTGTCGAGCTCGGCGAGCTTCAGGACCGCCTTGCCGAAGCCGGGCAGCCGCTGGCGACCGAAGACTACGACCGCCTGGTGCGTGGCTATGACCAGCAGCTCGAACAGGCTGAGGCTGCGGCGAACCGCACGAACAGCGCCGCGCGCGAGCTGGGCATGACCTTCAGCAGCGCGTTCGAGGACGCAATCGTGAAGGGGAAGGACCTTCAGGAGGTTCTGCAGGGCGTGGCGGAGGACCTGGCGCGGATCATCCTGCGGCAGGCGGTGGTCAACCCGCTCGCGAACGCGGCGAGCGGCGCGGTGGGGCAGGCGGGGAACTTCCTGGGGAGCCTGTTCAGCGGCACCGGAGGCGCCGCGGCGCCTGTCGTCGCCAGCGCCCTCGGCAACGCCTTCTTCGGTGGCCGGCTCACCGCCTTCGCGGCCGGCGGCGTGGTCGACCGCGCCACGGTGGTGCCGATGGCGCTCATGGGCGAGGCCGGGCCGGAAGCGGTGGTGCCGCTGAAGCGCGGCAGGGACGGAAAGCTGGGGATTGCGGGGCAGGGCGGCGGGGGCGGCATGGTCTACTCGCCAACCATCAACATCGACGCCCGCGGCGCCGATCCGTCCGTGGTGCCGATGATCCGGCAGGCGGTCGAGATCGCGGTCGCGCGCAGCAAGGCCGAGACGTTCGCCGAGATCCAGCGCGGCGGCCGAGCGGCAAAGGTTGTGGGGCGGCGCGGATGACGGTCCTGGTGTTTCCCACCCTCAGCCGCACCCCGTCGGGCGCGTCCTTTCGCCTGCGCGGCAATACGCAGACGCACCGCAGCCCGCTGGATGGCACGACCCAGACGCTCGAGCTGCCGGGCGCCGTGTGGGAGGTCAGTGTCCGGTGGGACAGCCTGCAGGAATCCGACTGGCGGGTGCTGTCGTCCTTCCTGGCGAACCTGCGCGGGCGGTCGGGGCGGTTCCTGTTTTCCCCCGCCATCTTCGCCCCGCGCCGGGGCACAGGTACCGGCACGCCGGTGATCTTCGGCGCCGGCGACGTCGGCGCCGACCTGTTCACCGGCGGATGGACGGCGTTCGCGGCCGATGTGTTCAAGGCCGGTGACTGGCTGTCCTACACCGACACGGGCGGCCGGACGCGCCTGCACATGGCAACCGCGGACGTCAGCGCCGGCGGCGGCGGTGGCGCCACGGTGCAGATCACGCCGCCGGTGCGCGTCGCTGGCCCGGCCTCGGCGCCCATCGAGGTGGTGGCGCCGATCGGCGTCTTCATGCTGGCCGATGACGTGTCGCCCGACATCGAGATCCGGGCGCCGCGCCTGGGTGGTGTGGCAATCACGATGATCGAGGCGCTGGTATGACCCGGCCGCTTTCCCCCGCCGTCGCCGCTGCGGTCACGCAGGAACAGGTGGCCCGCACCGTTGCGGTCGAACTCGACTTCCCCTCTGGCATCGCGCGCTGGAATGCCAGCCCCGCCACCGTGTCCATCGGCGGCAGCCCGTTCCTCGGCGTGGGCATCCTGGGCACGATCAGCGTGACCGAGGAAAGCGCCGAGCTGCGCGCCTATGGGCTGACGCTGACCCTGTCCGGCATCCCGCGCGACGTCGTCACGCTGGCCGCGCTGCAGGGCTACCAGAACCGCCCCGGCACCGTGTGGGAAGTGCCGCTGAACCCGGACACCTTTGCCGTGCTGGCGAGCCCGGTGGTGATCTTCCGCGGGCGGATGGACACGCTCGACGTGACGCTGGGCGACACGGCCAGCGTGCAGGTGACGCTGGAAAACCGCCTGGCGGACTGGGAACGCCCGCGCATCCGCCGCTACACAGACGAGGATCAGCAGCAGGCCTTCCCGGGCGACACCGGCTTTCGCTTCCTGCCGGCGACGACCGAGAGAGAGATCATCTGGCCGAGCGCCGACTACTTTGCGTCGCGCGCCCGCCGATGAGGCGCCAGCGATTCCACGACTGGCCCGAGCGCCTGGCCGCGCTTGTGGCGGCGCGGAAGGACACGCCCTTCGCCTGGGGTGCGAACGACTGCTGTTCCTTCGCCGCCGACGCTGCGCTGGCCGTGACCGGGCATGACCCCTTCGCCCTGCACCGCGGCCGGTATGCCACCGAGGCCGGGGCGGATGACGTGGTCGGCCCGGATGGCCTGACCCGGTTCGTGGAGCGCCTGATGCGCGACTTCGGCGCCGAGGAAGTTCCGGTGGCGGCGGCGCAGCGCGGGGACTGGGCGCTGCTGGTGGTGGGGAACATGCCGCTGGTGGGCGTGGTGCTGGGGGCGCAGGTGGCGGCGCCGGGCGTGCGCGGCCTGGCCTTCGTGCCGTTCAGGCGCGCCGAGCGGGCATGGGGGATCTGAGGCATGCCTGTTCTTGCGGTAGCTGCTGCGGCTGCGCTGGCAACGGCGGCGGCATCGGCCGGTACGGTCGCTGTCCTGGGCGGCGTAGCGGCTGCCACAGCCTTCACCATCGGCGGTATTGCGGTCACCGTGGGAACGGTGGCGAGCGTGGTGGGCGCGCTGGTCGGCGCCGTCGTTGCCTACGCGGGCCAGGCGCTGCTTGCCGGCTCTGCGAAGAAGCCCAGCACCGCGCAGGCCGCCGCCGACGCCCGCCAAACCATCCGCAGCAGCGTCGAAGCCAGGCGCATCGTCTACGGCCGCGCCCGCGTGTCCGGCCCGATCGTCTACGCGGCCAGCGAGGGGTTCCAGAGCGAAAACCTGCACCTGGTCATCCCGCTCGCCGGGCATGCGTCCGAGGGCTGGGGCGCGATCTTCCTCAACGACTTGATCATCAGCAAGGCCGACATGGCCGCAAACGGTGTCGAGGTCATCGGCGGCCCCTTCGCGGGCAAGGTGTTCATCTTCTTCTACGACGGCGCGCAGACCGAGGCGCCGGCCTTCCTGGCGCAGGTGAGCCCGGACGGGTGGGGCGCATCCGACAAGCTGCTCGGCGTCACCTACCTGCACATCATGCTGAAGTACGACCCGGACGTGTTCCGCAACGGCGTGCCGAACGTCTCGGTCGAACTCATCGGCAAGAACGACATCTACGACCCGCGCTATGGCACCCGCAGCCATCGCGAGAACTGGGCGCTGGTCATCCTCGATTACCTGCGCGCGCCCTTCGGCCTGGCCTGCCAGGACGACGAGATCGACTTCGACAGCTTCATGGTCGCGGCGAACATCGCGGACGAGCAGGTCGCCATCGCCGACGATGGCCGCACGCAGATGCGCTACAGCCTGAACGGCAGCTTCCAGCTCGACCGCACGCCGATCGACGTGATGGAGGAAATGGTCGCCGCCGGCGGTGGCGCGCTGGTCTACGTGCAGGGGAAGTACCGCCTGTTCGCCGGCGCCTATGTCGCGCCGTCGGTCACCATCACCGCATCCGACCTGGCCGGGCCGCTGGAAGTCGCGACCACGCCGCCGCGGCGCGAGCGGTTCAACGCCATCCGCGGCACCTACATCGAACCCACGCGATCCTGGCAGGCCGCCGAATTCCCCATGGTGGTCGACCAGGCCGGCGTCGCGGAGGACGGCGAGCAGATCCCGCGCGACCTCGATCTGCTGTGGATCAACGACGTGATCCGCGCGCAGCGCATCGCGGTGCAGATGCTCAAGCGCCATCGCAATTCCATCACGGTGCGCGCGGCCCTGCGGTATGCGTCCTTCGCGCTGACGGTGTGGGATACGGTCGCGCTGACCCTGCCGGATCTCGGCTGGGACGCGAAGCCGTTCCGCGTCATCGCCTGGACCTTCGACCCCGGCACCGGGATCATCAACGTCACGCTGCAGGAAGAACAGCCGCAGGCATACGCCTTCCTGCCGAGCGAGGCGAAGGCGCTGCCGGTGTTCCCGAACACCACGCTGGTCAGCCCCTTCGCGCTGCCGGCGCCGGCGGGCCTGGCGGTGACGGAGGATCTGTACGCCACCCGCGACGGCGCCGGCGTGCGCAACAAGGCGCTGCTGACCTGGGCGCCGGTCGCGAATCCGTTCATCACCGCCTACGACGTGCAGTTCCGCCCCCTGGCCGCGGACGCGACCTGGCGCAGCGCCGTCAGCGTGACGGGCGATGCCCTGAGCGCCGAGGTGCTCGACCTGCCGGCGGGGTCGACCGAGTTCCGCGTGCGCGCCCGCACCAGCGTCGGTACCGGGGCCTGGTCGACGGCGACGAAGCAGATCGGCGCGCTTGCCGCGGTGCTGCCGGCTGACGTCGCCGACCTGACGGCACAGATCAGCGGCGGCATGGCGTGGCTGCGCTGGACGCGCCACCCCGACCTGGACGTGCGGGCCGGCGGCCGGATCGAGTTCCGCCACCACCCCGAGACCGGCGGGACCTGGGCGAACGCCACCAGCATCGGCGAGGCCGTGCCGGGCGATTCCAGCTTCACCGCACTGCCGCTGCGCACCGGGCGCTACTTCGCCAAGGCGGTGGATGCCGGCGGGCGGTACAGCGTGAACGCCGCGTCCTTCTATGTCGTGGGCGACGGGCAGCTTGCCTACACCAACCTGATCACCCGGACCTACGACCCGACCTTCGCGCCCGCCGCGCTGGTCAGCACGGTGGTCACGTCCTCGACCCTGCGCCTCGTGTCGCTGGGCGATATCGACGCGGTGGCCGACTTCGATGCGGTCACCGATATCGACGGCCTCGGCGGCATCGCGTCCTCCGGCCGGGCGTCGTTCACCGTGGCGATCAACCTGGGCTCGCTGCTGAACTGCCGCCTGACGCCGACCCTGCGCGCCACGGTGGTGAACACCCTCGACCAGTGGGACAGCCGGGCGGGCGATGTCGATGGCTGGGCGGCCATCGATGGCGTGACCGGCGGCGAGGCGGATGCGTGGTTCGAGGTTCGCTTCACCACCACCGACCCGGGCGGGTCGCCCGTCTATTCCGAGTGGCAGCGCCTCGATGCCGCCGAGTTCAGGGCATGGGCCTTCCAGGTGCGGCTGCAGCTCCGCAGCTACGACCCCGCCTTCAACATCCACATCGACCAAGCCCGCATCTCCGCAGACCAGGTGACCTGACCCATGCCGCAGCACGACCTCGACATCGCCAATGCCGCCGGGAACGTGTTCCGCGCGGACCTGAACAGCGCGCTGGCCGCGCTGGGCACGTGCCAGAAGGGGCCGACCGCGCCCGCGGGCCCGGCGGCGGGGTGGGTCTGGATCGACGACAACACCCCATCGGCCACGCTCTGGACGGTGTTCCAGTACGATGGCGCGGCGTGGGTGACGATCGGCTTCATGGACGTGACGAACGACCGGTACTGGTCGGCTGGCGCGCCGATCTGGGGCGGCACGGCGGGCGGCACCGCGAACGCGCTGACGGTCACCAGCACGCCGGGGCCGGCGCGCTTCCCGGGCATGCTGCTGAACTTCATCGCCGCCAGCGCCAACACCGGCGCGGCGACGCTGAACGACAACGCCAACGGCGCCGTGGCAATCCGCCGCCCGGATAACTCGGCGCTGCTGCCCGGCGACATGCTCGCCGGCGAGGTGGTGCAGCTGGTGTGGGACGGCACGCTGTGGCGCATGACGCGGTGGCCCGACGCGATCATCCGATGGGATCGGCGCGTTGCCAGCGCGAGCGCGCAGATCGATATCGCCCTGCCGGCGGGCTTCACGCGCTTCCGGCTGGAATTCGATGCGGTGCGCCCGGCGACGGATGCGGCGTCGCTGATCCTGCGCACCAGCACCGATGGCGGAGCGACCTTCGCGGCGGGCGGCAGCGACTATAACCAGACCCTGGAAGCGACCCGCCCGGCCAGCACCAACGTGTTCAGCGCGGCGGCGGGGAGTTCGTCGATCGCACTGTCGGCTGGCATGGACACGGCGAACACAGCGGTCAGCATCAACGGTTTGGTCGAATTCTTCATCGGCGACGGCACGCGGCAGCCGTGGTTCAGGGGTGAATCGTCGACGCTCGAGGACAGCGTCGCGGCAATCACCATGCATCGCGTCGCGGGCGTGCGCGGCGCGGCGACCG